CATAATGCCCAATGTGGTTAAGGCACAAAAATTACCATTAGCGGATGATTATGAATCTGCTATTATAGACGCATTTACAACTTAATTAAGATTATGTCAGAAAAACTTTACAGAGTAGAACAATTAGGAACTACAGGATGGGATTTGGTTGATGAAAAGGCAGTCAAACTAACAAAAGATCAAGCAAAAATTGTACTGGAAAATGTAATTAGTGATGGTGTAAACCCTAACGATCTAAGAGCAATCCCAGATAGAAATGTATGAACCACAAGTAGATGATTATGTTAGATGGACTAATAAATTGGGACAAGTCCATGAAGGGTGGGTATATTTTAAAGGTGACCCAGTAGACAATGAAAAACGTGTTAAAGATGGGTGGAATCCTCTTAGTCAGTATATTACTATAGAGACAGGAGTAAGACCCAAAAGTAGTTGTGTTTACACCTCTGGAAAACCAATGAGGCACAAGAATATTCATATATTATTATTGTGTAATAGAGAGAACTGGGGAGAACTTGAATACGTCAAGAATAGGAGAGACATTATCGAGGGTACGAGCGAGGCAACGCCCGATTATAACAACGATAATGTAGGCGTAAAAATGTATAAGTCTCAGAGTAATCGGTATCTTGATGTTCAATAAACTGAGAGTAACTCTGTATATCATAGCATTAATCTTATTGATATACAAAATATTGTGATGGGTAATATAGTGTGTAGAGACATACTATGAGTAAATAATAGTAATCAAGGATGTTGAGGAAGTAATGACGATTAGTACAAGTTGGTCAGTACAAAATTTGGGAGTTCTTACAGCAAATGGATTTGTTGATGAAGTCAAATATCTTGTAAGGGTAAACGAAACAGAAGAAGTTGAGGGGCAATATTTTGATGCAAGTAAGATAGGAGTAGGCAATAGTTCTATGACACCTGTTGCTGGTATTGGTACGACTACCTATACACATATTAAGAATAGTAAAGCATATACAAATGTTATAAAGTTTGCTATTACAACACCTGAAATTGCGTATGCTGATTTGACTGAAAATACTGTGATAGGATGGGTAAAAGCAGGGTTGGGAAGTACGGAAGTGAGTAGACTTGAGGATAGTTTAGCACCTGATAAGAGTGAGTATAATGTGAGTGATACAAAGGTTATTAGGATGGGAGACAAATTACCTTGGTCTTAGTGTATTCTGTATTAATTGATACACTATTTAATTAAAAAAAGGTTTTAAATACCTTTATAAATATAAAACTGTTTTGTATAAGGATAGTATCCTTGAGTATCTCTGTGTATCTTGAAGGGGCAAATACGTCTATTAATAGTAGACATAATGGGGTGGAAAGACTCATAAAAGGTTGATAAATGGTGAGATCTTTTGCAAGTTTAGCGAGCGTAGCATGGAGCGAGCGATCTGTCAACCCACGGGGCGATTTTTTCGTGAAACCCAGACATAAAATCTCTTCGAGATCTTCGTGTTTTATGGGTTGACAATCTCTTCGAGATCTGCTATAATATAAATATGATAGTTCGTTCGTACTAATCTCTTCGAGATCTTCGTGTTGACAAACTGTTCGAGATCTGCTATAATCATTATAACATCAGCAAATCTGTTCGAGATCCAATGGAACATGAAGACACATATTTTGATCGAGATTTAATCGAGAATCATTCATCATCATATCGAGATTCATTATATGATGAAGACGAGTATGGACGCAATGATGTTACATACGAATCACTCGCATATAAGCATTACGCATAATATTATAACACACACGCATGTATAATGCAAGCACATGTGTGCCAGTATATAAAGTGGCATAGTGACAGTTGACAAACTGTCCACCATGTCGCTCTTTTTTATATTATAGCACACCCTTATGCTTAAAGTCAATAGACCTTGTGACACTTTATGAACTGGCACAAGGCGACTTGACAAATGAGATTTTTTGTGGTATAATATAATTGTTACAGAATATTACTAATATTATTTTATGGCAGGGGCGGTGGCGAAGATTTGTTCAGTAGAGCGACCCTGCTCCCGTCTTTGCTTGTTACACATATTATAAACCATTTGAAACCTAAAACAACGCTCCTTGTGCCACTTTTTTAACTGTCACATTGCTTATGGTCATGTCTGGAAAAATAGGCAATAATGGGACATCAGCAATTTTCCCCATGTATTCACAACATAGACAAATTGACCAGAACATGATTGACGCTGTTTTTGGCGGTTATGATTGGTCAGAGGGTACAACATCAGTTGTTATGGAAGGTCAGAACGCAAAAGTTTATTATCATAATAACTTAATTGCGGTAAAGTTTCCTACTCATATAACACTCTTTGACGGTAGGCAAACGATTAGCGGAGACTACAACACCAAAGGCATTAATACAAGAGGAGTAGAATTAGATAATTTTGACGGTTTCTATACTACCACAACAAAAAGGAAGTTGAACGCATTACTTGACTGCTTTGGTAACTCAGGACAAAAAGTTTACCAACATAATTGGAAGTGGTTCGTTCAACTTACTGAAGATGCAAAGAATAGAATACCTTTTTATTCTGGCATCGCTTTAGGATATTAAAAGAATGTTAAGGATAATAGAAAACGATCTATTATCCTTTATAATAAAAATGTTGAGAGGGATAACATGGCGAGTGCCTGAATGGTCAGAGCGTAAACCCTCTCAACAACACATAAGGGGCAAGGCGATCCGATAGGATTTAATCTCAAACTGCCAATCTGAGTTGCCCCTTTTATAAACCTTTACCAGTTCCCCAAAATGAACCCAGAAGACTACACACCAGATTTTGACTACTCAGGAGACTACAAAGAACCCGACAATATGGAGTCGGGTTACTATGAGCAAATAGACCCTGAAACTCAAAAAATGATTAACAGGTGCTAAAATGGATCGTTACAACTATTCTTTTACCTGTGATGAGGATCAAGCATTGTTAGATATGTTTAATTTCTTTGATGACGTTGGAATCCCTGACCACATGGATCAGGAGGCATACGACTCATTACAGCAAAAGTTCTTCGCTAATGTTCCAGCATGACTACTCCAAAAGAGACAACACCACCTCCAACACCTACACGTTGGAGGCATGACAAAAATTACGTCTACCTCTAAGGTAGGCGTTTTTTTATACAACCTCAATTATTTTAGGGTCTACCTTCAGTCTAAAGCATAATTAAAAATATGTCTATGTACATTTTATACAATGTTGAAATGAATATATTTGAATGAATTGCTTGACAGGTCTATTAATTCATGGCATCATATTAATAGTTAAACAACTAATTCCCCAAATGAAAAACTTTCCTACAGCGAACCAAATCCACAAAGCGATTGAAAGAAGGGTACATACACCTTCTAAGGGTTTGACTCTCACAGAGATCATAAGGGAGACACATCCATCTTATGATTATATCAAGTATGGCAAGCAGGGACATAGAGCGTTGATCCTTGAAGCACTTGTTAAAACTGGTAAAGTAACCGCAGTTCCACAGGGAGGCAACAAAGGGTTTCTTTACATTTCTAACAGACTTACAAAGCGTGAGAGAATCCAATCTCTTTACAACAGGTTTTTTAGATAAACCTGAATAACGTCTACCTTTCGGTAGACGTTTTTTTATTATACCCTTTTTTTATAAAAGGGCAGGGGGAGTGTCGAAGATTTTTGTCTTCGGTGATACCCCTCACCTCTTTGTTTTGTTATTCTTATTATAATCCTACCAACACCGAAATCTACCGATCTTGTGCCACTTTATGAACTGGCACATTGTGAACGCAATACCCATAAAAATACCCTTATAATAGATTCAGTTAAACAAACAACTTTAAATGGATTTTCCTAAGTCAACAGCAGTTTCATCGGTTAACTGGTCTGACCTATCCAATGAGGTTACAGTCGCATTTCGCAATGCTAAAGACGACAGCACACGGTCTTACACATATAAGACTTCTAACCTTGACAACTTTACAGCACAGTTAAGAGAAACTGAGTCAGTTGGTCGCTTTATTAACAAATGTTTCAAAGATGAGACATTGACCCAGATTGAGGCATAATAGAAAGTAAGGGAAGGAAACCTCACACACTTCCCTTTTTTCTCAAATGTTAATTAAAGGTCAAGGGTATCTTTGTTCCCCTAATATGGAATCATTCGCTAAACGTATGATTGCACTTGATGAGCAAAGAGAACAACAGCGTTGCAACCGTCCTTCTCACGGTTGGGGAGTCGGACAGTCGGACGACTTGCAACGGATTTTAAATGATGAGTATTAATTTACTCATCATTTTTTTATGTGTGCCACTTGATAAACTGGCACAAGGTAAATAGATTTCCTCCTATTATCCTTTATTATTAAATCAGTTCAAACAATTCCCCAAATGAACCACCAAGCAACAGCACAAAAATTGTATGATCAAGTCAAAGAATCATACTATTTCGATAAGAAGTTTCCAGGAAAGCGTGAGCAAATCGGTCATCAGTTGTTTCTTTTAAATTTCGCTCCTGATGATTTCATGAAAGATCCTGAGAGCGTATACGATTGGAGACGTAGAAAAATTCATCAAGCAATCGCTAAGGCATCGGACGACCTTACAGAAGGACTCTACACACGGGAGGACGTTGTAGAATGGTGTGATGATTGGTCAGACTTTAGTTTTATTGAATTAGCAGATAAGGAAGACTATGACATCATAGCAGAAGAAGAAGGAGAAGAAGAAACCAGAGAATTTGCCTGTCATTATGGAGTCGAGGCAGTCACAGAGATGACCGAACGCCTTGCAGGTATTGGTCAGACAATGGAAGAATTTGCCGAAGAGATGACTCGTGACGCTTATTATGAAGTGTTTAAAACTATGCCGTCATGGTTTCAAAACTGCCTTGATCGCTCTAACTTCTGGGAACAAGTAGCGGATATCTATGAGGACGACTACACCCTGTTAGATAGTGGCAGAATATATGCCGACAACTATTAGTCGTTCGTTAGGCATACGTCTCATAAAAGTAGACGTATGCCAGTTGGTGAGGTGGCACAGTGGGTTCGTGATATGCCAGTTGCCCGTCCGTCCCCCCGTCCCCGTTCGCCCCCGTTTAAAAACGACTAACTACCCTAACCTACAAAGTGTTACGAAAGCGAGAACAATATTCCATCCAACTTCAAATTTTTTTTCGCTGTTAAAAAACGCCCACAGGGTCGCACTTGCAAAAGATTCGCAATTGATATATAATGGAAAAATAGAATAATACAGAATGCTAAAAAATAACCCTGAAGATATACGCCCCATAGAAGTTGATACAGTATCTGGAGAGTATTTTGTACGAATACCTGAATGGGTAGTAAATGATCAAGGATGGTTTGAAGATACCGAAGTAAATTTTAAAACTGATGGTGATGAACTTATTATTACAGAAAATGCCTAATACTTACCACATATACTTAAGAGGAGAAGTACTTTTTAAAGATTTGGATCAAAATGAATTTGATCTTATATGGGGTAGATTATATCATTCATATTATAAAGACGAACTAAGTTTTGAATCAATCGTGTTTGATAGTAGTATAATGGCAGATGCCTCTTATTAATGAAATATGAATTTGTAGATTATCCAGAATATTTTATTTTTGATGATTGGTATAATAAAGAAGAATTGAGAGTTATATGGGAAGATCTTGATGATGTATACTATAATAATAAATTACTTACTGCTAATGAAACAAGCGGTGCTATAAGGGATGGTAAGTTTTTAGTTAACTGTAAAAGAACACATATATTACCACCAAGAATAACTGATATATCAAAACAATGTTTTCCTCATCTATCATGGATGTTTAGTAAAATAGCAAGAGAAAGTTGGTTTTGGTCTAATGTTATGCATAATGTCCGTAATGATGATATAATGTTATCATACTATGAGAATGAAGATTACTATGATTCTCATACTGATGGTGCAGAGGTTACGATGCTTACATGGTTTTTTAAAGAACCAAAGAAGTTTACAGGTGGTGATCTAACATTAACTGACTTCAATCAAACTATAGAGTGTATGAATAATAGATTAGTTGTTATACCAAGTTGTTTAAAACATGAAGTATCTCCTATACATATGGAAGAAGAATATCGTAATCAACATTATGGTAGATACTGTTTAACTAATTTTTTAATAAAATGAAAGTAATTGATGATTTTTTACCTGCTGATTATTTTGAAGCAATAAAGACTTATATAATGGATATTCGTAATACTTGGCAGTTTTCACCAGGTGTTGCATACGTTAAAAAAGATGATCAAGGTATATACAATAATGATTTAACGGATTTTTATTTTATACATGATGTATATCATAATCTACAAATACATGATCCACAATTATTTCAAATGATGGGAGTAATGTTGAATGAGTATTGTAAAGCAGTATCCTTAATTAGGTCAAGATGTATCATGTATACTAATGTAGGTAAAATGATTCATCATGATCCACATACTGATATGCCGTATACAAATAAAGCATTAATTTTGTATATTAATACTTGTGATGGTGGTACAGAGTTTCCAGATGGTACTAAGGTTGAAAGTATAGAAAATAGAGCATTAATCTTTGATGGTTCTGAAAGTCATAATAGTACAACAACTACAAATCAAAAGAGAAGGGTTATATTATCTTGTAATTATATTGATGGTGAAGTTATTGCAAATAAAGGTAGGTATGGGCAAGAAACATTTCCACCACCAGTAGAAGAGCATATTGACGCATCAACACAATGGTAGTATAATAACAAATAAAACAGAATCCGATGTCAAAGAAAAGTAATAAGTATTGTGGTCCTATAAAAGGTTCAGAAAGAAAAATTAAAAGAATAGAACCTAAGTTTGGTGGAGATACTGGAATAACACCAACATATGTTACTAATAATGAAAGGATTCAAGATGATATTAGAAGCAAGGCTAATATACGTGGACCTGGTGAAGAAGATAAAAAACCAGTATTGGAAGACTTTATAACTGTTACTGCACCAGAAGAACCAGTATGGACTCCCGATACTCAGCAACCTCAACAAGCAGAAGAGAATTTTATAAGAACTTATGATAATGCTCTACCTGAACACTTAGTTAATTTCTTATTGGATCTTGGAGGTAAACAACAAGTATTAGAACCAAGGCAAAGAAATAATGCTGCTGGTCTTCATCTTACAGATACAGCAATACCTATTGAACCTTTTCATACTGATATTGGTAAAGATATAGGAGCGGCTTTGCTCGAATCATGTTTTGAACCATATGTAAATGATTTCCCATGTTTACAGAATATGCAATGGATGAGTAGTGTAACTTCTCTCCAAAGAACATTACCAACTCAAGGTTATCATTCGTTTCATAATGAAAACATAGCATGGGATCATAATCTTAGAGTTATGGCATGGTCGGTTTACTTAAATGATGTCGAAGAAGGTGGTGAGACTGAGTTTTTATATCAGAAATTAAGAATTAAACCAAAAAGAAATATGGGTGTTGTATGGCCTTCTTCATATACACATCTCCACCGTGGTAATCCTCCATTATCAGGTGTAAAGTATATTATTACTGGTTGGTTGTCACCTGCAGTTGGTATAAAAGTATGGACACCAGAAAATAAGAATACCTTTGCAAAAATGGATGGTTAACCGAATACACTAAAAACTATTGACAATTGCTATATAATCGAGTATGATATATTCGTAATTACAATAGATTATGGCGAAAGGATTTACCGTAAAGGCAAAGTCTCCGATGGTCAATAAAGCACCAGAGTGGGACTTCGAGAAAGCAAAAGAAATGGTAAAAGGTAAAACAGTAGTATTTTGTTTGCCTGGTAGGACTGTTTCATATACATTTTTAAAAGCATTTGTACAGCTATGCTTCGATCTGGTACAGAGTGGAGCAAGTATCCAAATTTCTCAGGATTACTCATCAATGGTCAACTTTGCACGATGCAAGTGCTTAGGTGCTAATGTACTTCGTGGACCTGATCAGATTCCTTGGGATGGTCAACTCCAATATGACTACCAATTATGGATCGATAGCGATATTGTATTCAATTCAGAGAAATTCTGGCAAGTAGTCCTTATGGATAAGGAAATTGCTGGTGGTTGGTATTGCACAGAGGACGGCAAAACCACCTCGGTTGCACACTGGTTAGAAGAAGATGACTTCAGAACTAATGGTGGAGTAATGAACCACGAAACCCTCGAAAGCATCTCGAAAAGAAAGAAACCATTTACCGTTGATTATACTGGATTTGGCTGGTTGTTAATCAAAAAAGGTGTTTGGGAACATGAAGAGATGAAATATCCTTGGTTTGCTCCTAAAATGCAGGTATTTGAGTCTGGTGAGGTTCAAGATATGTGTGGAGAAGACGTTTCTTTCTGTTTAGATGCAAAAGAAGCAGGTTTTGAGATCTGGTGCGATCCAAGAATACGTGTAGGACACGAAAAAACAAGGACTATTTAAATGGAAGTCTATAATGTGTTCATCAATGGTGAATTAACACATGAAAAAGTGTCTGAAAAGGAACTTTTTGACTTAATGGAAGATTATGCAAGGGAATACTACTTCAATTCGGAAGAAGAAGGAGTAGTAGACCCAAAATCTATCAAAGTAGAACCACAAGAACTTTAAATTTTAATCATGGCAGTAAAAACTAAATCAGGAGCATGGGGAACTTCGGTTTTCGTAGAGACAATACCCAAAAAAACCTATCAAGGTAGGGGAAAACATACAAAATACTCCGCAACTTCTCGAAATAAAGCAAAAAAGAGGTATAGAGGTCAAGGAAAATAAGAAAATTCGCCCGAAAGGGCGTTTTTTTATGCATAGATATAAAATATTAAATTTCTTGCATAAATAAACAAAGAAAAAAGTATTAAGATTCATTTAATGGCAGGTACTCGTGTATCAAGAGGGTTTAAAGACATAAGTTTTTCTTTTGCACCTCATCCAATAACAAAAGATTTGCCAGTATTGACCAATGAACGTGCTATTGTGAGGTCAGTAAGAAATTTAGTGGAAACTATTCCTACTGAACGCTTTTTTAACCCATTAATAGGTTCAAGTGTACGTGCAAGTTTATTTGAAAATATGAGTCCTACATTAGTTGCTGTTATTGAAGATCAAATTATACAAACAGTAAATAACTTTGAACCAAGAGTTGATAATATTCACGTTAATGTTGATGGACGACCTGAACGTAATGCTCTTAATGTCACTGTATTCTTTGATGTTGTAGGATTATCAGTACCAACACAATCATTTAATTTCCTGTTAGAATCAACCAGATAATAATATGCCATTTACACAGTTTACTAGTTTAGATTTTGATGAAATCAAAGCCCAGATAAGGGATTATCTTCGCACCAATTCAAATTTTTCTGATTTTGATTTTGAAGGATCTAACTTCTCCATTTTAATTGATACTTTAGCGTATAATACTTACATTAATGCCTTTAATGCAAACTTAGTAGCAAATGAATCATTCTTAGATTCTGCATCTATTAGGGAAAATGTAGTATCTTTAGCACGTAATATTGGTTATATACCACGCTCTAAAACCGCTTCAAAGGCGATGGTTACCTTCACGGTAGAGTATGAGGGGGAAGACGTAACTTCAAGCACTCAGAAGTTGTCTAAACTGTATTTAAAACCAGGTTTGGTATGTGTTGGTGCTACAAATAACACTACATATAGATTTTCTATTACTGAACCAATACCTGGAACTTTAAAATACACTGGAAGAACCACTAATCCTGATGGATCTGGAAATAAAATATATGAAGCAGTTTTTGGTACACCTGTAGATCCTATAGAAGTATTTCAAGGTACTTTATCAGAATCAAGGTTTGTTGCTAAAGGATTAAAAGATCAAAGGTTTATATTAGATACTCCAAATATTGACAGTTCTACTATTACAACTTACGTTCAAATTGCTGCTAATTATGAAGCAACTATTGGATATGGTAAGATTGGTAGACAATGGAAAATGATTGATAATATTTTAAATCTTGATCCAACTTCGGAGATATTCTTTACTCAAGAAATCCAAGATGAAAGATATGAGTTATTATTTGGTGACAATATATTTGGTAGAAAATTGGATACAAATGATGTTGTAACCACCAGATATATTATTACTGATGGTGAATCTGGTAATGGTGCTGCTGTATTTGAATTCCAAGGAGTCTTTACAGATCAAGATCCAAATGAACCAGGATCTAAGACAGTTATACCATATGGTAATGTATCGATAAACACCGTTCAGAGTGCCTCAAACGGTTCTGAGATGGAAAACCTTTCATCTATTAAATACTACGGTCCAAGACTGTATTCGGCACAATACAGGGCGGTTACTCCAAGAGATTACGAAGCAATTATACAATCAATATATCCAAGAACGGAATCAATTGCTGTTGTTGGTGGAGAAGAATTAGATCCACCTCAATTTGGTAAAGTTCAGATTAGTATAAAACCTAAAAATGGAACTTATATTTCTGACTTTGATAAGATGCAAATTAAGAATAAATTAAAAAATTATTCTATTGCTGGAATAGATTCAAGTATTATTGATCTTAAAATATTATATGTTGAAATTGACTCATCAATTTATTATAATTCCTCACAAATTACTAGTTCAACTGATTTAAAATCAAAAATAACAGATTCTCTTGTTTCATATTCTAAAAACGTTGACATTAATAAATTTGGAGGTAGATTCAAATATAGTAAAGTCTTACAATTAATTGATAGAGTAGATGATGCTATTACCTCAAATATTACTAAAGTTAAAATTAGAAGAGATTTAAAAGTATTAACTAATCAATTTGCACAATATGAATTATGTTTTGGTAATAGATTTTATATTAATCCTGAAGGATTTAATATAAAGAGTACAGGATTTACAGTATCTGGAGAATCTTCAGTAGTATATTTGACCGATGTACCAAATAAAGATGCTAATGGTGCTTTAGATGGCAGTGGAAAAGGTACTTTAAGTATAATAACTAAAAATGAGAAGAATGAAAATAGAGTTGTAGTTAAATCTGTAGGAACAGTAGATTATGTTAAAGGTGAAATTCTTATTAATACTATTAATATAACATCAACTATTTCTTCAAATAATGTAATTGAAATTCAAGCATTCCCTGATTCAAATGATGTTGTTGGATTAAAGGATCTTTATCTTAGTTTTGACGTTACGAATAGTAAGATAAATACCATCAAAGACGTAATTGCATCTGGTGAAGATGTTTCAGGTGTTGTCTTCTCAAGAGATTATTACACATCAAGCTACTCAAATGGAGAATTGGAGAGGAAGTAAAGAATGGTTGTAGGTATTGATAGAAGAATAAAATTAAATGAGATAATAGAAAATCAACTTCCAAGTTTTTTGGTTGATGATTTTCCTATTGCAACAGACTTTTTTAAACAGTATTATCTGTCTCAGGAATTTCAAGGTGGTAGTATTGATTTAATCTCTAATTTTGATCAATATCTTAAAGTTGATAATTTAGTTCCTGAAGTTATATTTGGAAAAACGACTTTAACTTCTTCAGTTTCTTTATCAGATACAACTATTAATGTTTTATCTACAAAAGGATATCCAGATACATATGGATTATTAAAAATTGATGATGAAATAATAACATATACTGGAAAAACAGATACTACTTTTACTGGTTGTATTCGTGGTTTTAGTGGAGTAACTGGATATAATGTAGGAATTTCATCTTTTTTCAATAATATTAATAAAGATACATTAATATTTGAGAATACAAAAGCAGATACTCATATTTCCGATGGTGTTGTTACTAATTTAAGTGTATTATTTCTACAGGAATTTTATAGAAAGTTAAAGAAGACATTCTTACCTGGATTAGAAGATAATGATTTTCATGAAAGTATTGATGTTGGTAATTTTATAAAACATGCAAGATCTTTCTATCAATCAAAAGGTATTCAGGAATCAATTAGAATTTTATTTAAACTTCTATATGGTGTTGATGCTACAATAGTAGATTTAGAAGATCGTTTAATTAAACCATCATCATCAGAATTTATTCGTAGAGAAGTAATTATTGCAGATTTATTAACTCTTGATCTTGATCCATCCAAATTAGTTGGGCAAACGATATACAAATCAACAGATCCTTTAACATATGCTTCAGTTTCTGAGGTTGAAATTCTTACAAGAGATAATAAACCTTATTATAAACTTTCATTATTTGTTGGATTTGATGATAGAGATTTAATAGAAGGAACATTTACAATTCCAGGTAAAACAAAATCTTTAGATCAAGTTCCTGTTGGATCTTCTATTATTTCGGTTGATTCTACTGTTGGGTTTGCCAAGTCTGGTATATTAATAAATGAGGGGACTAATGGTAGTAAAAATATAATTACATACACATCAAAAAGTATAAATCAATTCTTTGGTTGTAGTGGAGTTAATAATATTGTAGGAATATCATCTGATTTGAGATCTGATGAAGTAATTTATGGATATGCTGATGGTAATATAGAAGAAAAAGTTGAGTTAAGAATTACTGGTGTTTTATCAGATTTTAAAATTATATCTGATGTTTCACTAATACAAGAAGATGAAAGAATATATGTTAAAAATGTTGGAGAATCTATAAAAAGTATATCAAAGTATCCATATACATTTATTGATACTGATGCAACATATAAGGAAATATTTGCAAACTCTTGGATTTATAATACAAAATCAAGATATCAAATTTTAGATAATCAAATTAATATTTTGCTAGGCATTGGAGGATCTGGAAATACAAAAAGAATACCTGCTGAAATATTTCTTAAATTTATGAAACTTAGTTCTGCAGAACATAATTGCAAATATTTTTTAGCTACAGGAAAAGATGAGGAGGAACAAAAAATTTTAAATACAATATTGCAATCAGAGTTTAAAAATGAATGTGTAAAATTAGATGATTTAAATATAATTGATATATTGCCAATAATAAAAAATTGTAAAATTTCAATTTGCAATGATTCAAGTTTTAGTCATTTATCTTCTGCAATTGAAATCCCAACTATTGTTTTAATGGCAGATACTCCACTTTTATATGGTTCTTACAGTCCTCAAATGCATCCTATTATTCCTGATGGTCAAAATTTTGTAACTCATGACAGCTTGGGTAAAAATAAAATAAATCCAGATAAAATTTTTTCAAAATTTAAAGAAATTATAAATTAAACTAAATTTTTTAAAATCGTATCCTTAGCTTCATTAACGATTGATGCAAGTCTTGCCAATTCCGGGCTAACATCTGGATGAATTTTTTTCATTATTTTTTTGTAAGAATTCATTATTTCATTCTTAGTATATTTTTTTTTTGGATCTAGATTTAATATTTTATATGCTTCATCTATAGAAATCTTTTGTGTATTTAAGTTTTGATTAATATTGTTGAAATTAAACCTTCCATAATTTTTTAACACTCTTAACAAACTCCATATTCTCAAAAGTTGTAATAATGTGAAACCTGCTTTTGTTTTAATTAAAGGTAAAATCATCATTAAAAAAGGAACTGAAAATAAATATCTTCCTGCAAATGCCATAGTTAGAGCCAATAATATAGAAATTATAATTACAAAGGATTTTATAGCCTTTGATATTTTTTTACTGGTTGTCTTTGCAAACCAATTTAAAAATAAGTAAGCAAGGACAAAAATAACAAGTGTTAAGACAAAAATATTCATATATTAAATAGTTTAAATATGAAAATACCACACCTTAAAAAAAAACCAGAATTAAAATCTTGTCACGGTGTCGAATGGGAGGATAATTATAGCTGGATA